TGCTGCTTCATTATTGTTAGGTCTCGCTGGTGTGGAGACCATAACTAACGTCTTTGAGGTTCTAATCTCTTGGGTCCTCAGCCCTGATCATTGGCTAGCGAGCCGGGTTGGAGCTGGGGCCATTGCCTGGTTTTTAGCCATTATCTGGATAATTGCGCCGCCGATCGTAGGATGGTTGTTATTTGTCCGTGTTAATGTTTACTATTTAACAGGTAATTGGGGGGTTGGTTCCATATACCACACATATTCCTGTCGCGGGAGAGTAGATGTTCTACCACATGGCGATGAGCGTAATGATGTGATGAAATCAGGAGAATGTAAACACGAGGATCCCGTTTACGCCATTATGACGCATCGTTGCGTTGATTCAACAATATGGTTTTACTCCACACACCAATCTGACCTGCCGATATCTTTGGAGTTGTTTGCTCAGCTTAAAACTTTTCGGAACATGCCTGCCCGCCGCAATGGGAATGTGGTATGTAATGCTCTAAATCTGCATGGGTCAAGCAGTACGTCGGTTAACGTCTCCAGGTGGGACTTGAATCCAGAAGACGACGTGGTTAACAATACAGTGTTAGCGGCTTACGGTTTTTTCCGCGCGAGGGAAGAACACACACGTAGGTTGCCTTTTCACTCACCCCTGCCTCTTTAAAGAGCCAGTGTGTAGTGGCATATGGATATATGATAGATGAGGTGAAGCTGCCTGATCTGAAGCCTCTTAAGATTGGGACTGTTCTTACTCCCAGTATGAAGCTTGTTCAGACAATTAGGTACAATCGTAGGCCTCAACAGTCAAATTTAGGATTAACTGTTGAGGGGGCGGCATTACCTCATCCAAATCCAGATGCACACACAATGGGGGCAGGGGTTGCAAAAAGGTTTGCAAGTAGACCTCCAGCGTTCTTGAGTAAACATCGCGGAAAACTCAGGGCACATGTCTTACGCTGGTGCAAATCTAATCTCAAACAATTAAGTCCGACGACAGACTTAACGACGCCTACCTGGCTAGAACGAACTAATTATACGCGGGAGCGGAAAAATGAGTTGCAGGAGGTGTTCGACACCCTAGTGGGTGACATCTATAAGGCAAAGATAGCCTGGGGAAAGAAAACCAAGAAAAAACTAA